AGGTGGCGCTGGAGCGCAAGCACCAAGTGGACCTGATGGAGTTCCCGGAGGTAATGGAGGAGCTGGATCAGATTATTCTCCAACATACGGAACTCAATACGGTGAAAATGGAGTTTTTGGTGGCGGAGGAGCGGGATCAAATTCTCGTGGTAATGGCGCTGCTACTGGGGGAACTGGCGGTGGCGGAGACGCACCTACTTCTGATCCTGGATCACCAACTGGACCTGAATTTGGAATAGCTAATACTGGCGGAGGTGCTGGTAGTAATCCTAATTACCCACAAGCAGCTTCTATAAATGGTGGTTCTGGAGTAGTTTTAATTAAAGAATCAAACGTATTACAAAATACTAGTGGAGTTTGGGATATGGAAGAACTTTTATCAAATGTTGAAGCTGGTACTTGGACAAGTTAAAAAATATTTTTGGTAGAAAATTTTATTAAAATAATCTACTATATTAAAAGAGAAAAATTATGGCACACTTTGCAAAATTAGATGAAAATAACATAGTAGAAACCGTTATTACTTTTTCAAATAAAGAAGTAGAAGAAAATGGTGGAGATCTTTCTGTAGAAGCAGAAAACTTTGTAGCTGCTAGACACCCTGGAACATGGAAACAAACTTCATATAATTCAAATTTTAGAGAAAGATATGCAGGCATTGGTTATTCTTACGATGCTGCTAAAGATGCTTTTATTGCACCACAAAATTTTCCATCATGGACATTAGATTCTAACAATTTATGGCAACCTCCTGTTGCGCATCCAACTGATGCACAATGTGATTATACATATAATGGAGAACCATATAAATATATTGATCCTGTTTGGAATGAAGAAGATCAAAAATGGCTTTCAATACATGGAGACGATTCAACATATCAATGGGATGGAACATCCTGGTCCCAAAGTTCTAGAGATTTATATAACGGAGAATAGTTGCAGCTTTAGAAAACGGTAATTGGTCATAAAACTAGACTTTTAATACCTTTGTGGTAAATACAGATAAGAAAGTAATTTATGAATTTTAAAAATGGTTTTTGGTTTTTTGATAGAGTAATACCTAAAAAATTTTGTAACGATATTATTCGTCATGGTAATTCTAAACAAGAAGAGTTAGCTTTGACTGGTGGTTTTAATAGAAAAGAAAAAAAAGATTTAACTACAGAAGAATTAAAAGATTTAAAAACAAAAAGAGATTCTAGTATAGTATGGCTTACTGACGAATGGATTTATCAAGAAATTTTTAGATATGTTCATTTAGCAAATAAAAATGCAGGTTGGAATTTTGAGTGGGATTGGGGTGAAAGCTGTCAATTTACAAAATATAAACCAGGTCAATACTATGGTTGGCATCAAGATTGTTGGCCAGAGCCTTATACAGAAGAAAGAGGTAAAAATTTTGTTGGAAAAATTAGAAAATTATCTGTTACTGTTAATTTAACTGAAGGAACAGATTACGAAGGTGGTGATTTAGAATTTGATTTTAGTAATCCCGAATTACCAAATAATATAAATACAGCTACTCAAGCAAGAGCATTAGGAACAGTTATTGTATTTCCTTCTTATCATTATCATAGAGTAAAACCAGTTACAAAAGGCACTAGATACAGTTTGGTAATTTGGTGTTGTGGTAAGCCTTTTAAATAATGGAAACAAAAATTATAGATAATTGGTTAAATAAAGATTTAGTTGAATACTTAAATCATTATTTTTTATATGACTTTCCTCACTACTATGGTCATAAATCTCGTGATGAAAATAAAGATTGTTTTTACGTATCTATGTTAAATCCTACAGATGCTTTAAATAATTTTTTATTTTATAAATTAAAAAAAACTTTAAATAAAAATTTAAACTTAGAAAGAATGTATATTAATATTCAACACCCTAACATGAATGGATCTTTTCATTCAGATGAGGGAGACATTACCTGTTTATATATGGCAACTAAAACACTTAATAATAATGGTCAGTTTCAAATTAAAGGAGAAGGCAAAATTGATTTTGTTCAAAACAGATTAATAGCTTTTGATGCAAAAAAATTACATCGAGGATTAGCTCCTACTAACGATGTAAGAATTACTTTAGCTTTTAAAACACATGTTTCTTAAAGAATATAAAATTAAAGATATGGATTACATAGATATTTTAAAACAAGAAGTTATTAAAGGCATAGATAAATACCATTCATATAGAACTAATGTAAAAGGAAAAATGACATATTGGAAATTTTTTACCCATCAAAGTAAAAATTTTCAAAAAGTAAAAGATCTTTTATATGAATATCATATGTATGAAGCTTGGGGTAACATATTAAATAAAGGAGATCATGTTGCTAAACACAATCATACAGCAAACCATGAAAATTTTCCTGTTACTGCTAGCGGTGTATTATATCTAACAGATATTGGACCTGGAACTAATTTTGTAGATTTCAATAAAATTATAAAACCAGAAATAGGTAAAATAATAGTGTTTAGTCCTCACTATAATCATTTAGTAGAAAAATATAATGGCAATGAAGATAGAATTACAATAGCATTTAACGGAAGGATAAAAGAAAAATATGAGTTTTAAAGATACTAAATACAAAGTTATTAAATCAGCAATATCACAAGAACTAGCTGATTTTGTTTATAATTATTTTTTTATGAAAAGAAGGGTTTCAAGATTTTTATTTGATAATAGTTATCTTTCACCTTACAGAGATGATTATGGTACATGGGCTGATAAACAAATACCAGAAACATATTCACACTATGCTGATATTGCAATGGAAACTTTATTAGTAAAACTTTTACCGTTAATGAAAAAAGAAACTGAGCTAGACTTATGTCCTACTTATTCCTATGCAAGATTGTATAAAAAAGGTGATGAATTAAAAAGACATAAAGATAGATCTAGTTGTGAAATTTCTACTACATTAAATTTAGGTGGAGATTCTTGGCCAATATTTTTAGAACCTAATCTTAATGTAGGAGTGCCCGGAGAAAACGGATGTACTTCCGAAAGTAATAATCCTGGAATTAAAATAGATTTAGAACAAGGTGATATGTTAATTTATTCTGGATGTATATTTGAACACTGGAGAGAACCTTTTACAGGACAAGATTGTGGTCAGGTATTTTTACATTACAATAACGTAGACACACAAGGAAAACAAAATATATGTGATGGAAGACCTTTTTTAGGTTTACCTTCAACATTTAAACCTCAATCTAATGAAAATTAATAATTTATTTCCTACACCTTTGAGTCTTTCGCAATATGCAAAACACTCTAAAATAAAAGATTTACTAGTTAAACATTGTTTACAAATAGAATCTACTCATAGATCCGGTGGTGATAATTGGATATCTAAAAATTTATATAATACATGTAATACTTATAACATTTTAAAAGATAGTATATTTGATGATTTAAATAAATGGATAGAAGAAGAAGCAAATAAATTTAAAAACATATTAGGACAAACAAAACCTATTGTACCTGTTAAAGGATGGTTTAATATATACAGAGAAAATAGTTTTCAAGAATACCACAATCATAATTTTAATTATATATCAGCCATCTATTATTTAAAATCAAAAGAGTCTGATGCAAAAGTTAGTTTTAAATCACCTATTCATCCCAATATAAATGATGCTGATTTTATACAAGATAATGCATATACTTGGTCTTCGTGTTCTGTCATACCTAACGAGGGTGTATTATTATTATTTAAATCAGATCTTAACCATTGCGTTGAGCCTCAAAATATAGATAATACCAGAATAAGTTTAGCTTATAACTACGATTTGAAGAGATAATTAGTCTTCATTTTTTAACAAATAAACTGTATATAGTATATAATTATGCTACAGAAACTAGGATTTTTACCCGGATTTAACAAACAAGTAACCTCAACAGGAGCCGAATCTCAATGGACAGGAGGTGAAAATGTACGTTTTAGATATGGTACACCTGAAAAAATAGGTGGTTGGTCTCAATTAGGCGATAGTAAATTAACCGGTGCAGCTAGAGGTTTGCATCATATGGTTAACAAAGCAGGTATTAAATATGCAATTATTGGAACCAATAGAATACTATATGCTTATTCTGGACAAGTATATTATGATATACATCCTTTAGTTAATCCATCAGGAACAGCTATTACAAATGCATTTAGCACATCTAATGGATCACCGACTGTAACTATTACATTTGGTAGTCCACATAGTTTTGAAGCTGGGGACATTATATTATTTGGTGAAACAAGTACGTTTAGCGCTATTACAGGTTCTAATTTTGGTGCTGCAGATTTTTGTGATAAAAAATTTATGGTAACAAGCATACCCTCTGCTACTACTATAACTATTACAATGGATAGTAGTGAAGGAGGAGCAGGAGCTACAACTTCTGGAGGCATAACTTTTTTTCAATACTATCATGTAGGTCCAGCAGAACAAGTTGGGGTTTTTGGATGGGGTATATCTCAATGGGGTGGAACATCAACTGCACCTCAAACAACAACTTTAAATGGTGCATTATTAAATGACGCTAATGGTACTGGTGGATCAGGAACTAGTATTACATTAACATCCACACTTAATTTTCCAACAACAGGAACAAATTTTATTCAGGTAGGCACTGAAGAAATTTCTTATACAGGCGTATCTGGAAATGATCTAACCGGTATTACAAGAGCTGTAAGAGGAACCACTAGAGCTGCTCACAGCAACGGTGCTACTGTAACTGATTACAGTGGTTTTTCTGGTTGGGGTCAGTCATCAGTTGATACGGATACTGTTGCCGAACCTGGTATGTGGGCATTAGATAATTTAGGAAGTACACTTATTGCTTTAATCTCTAATGGAGAATGTTTTGAGTGGGATGCAGACGCTACAAATGCTACAAACACTAGAGCTACGATTATAACAGGTGCACCAACAGCATCTAGAGATATGCTAGTATCTACTCCTGATCGTCACTTAATATTTTTTGGAACAGAAAAAACAATTGGTGATAAGTCAACACAAGACGATATGTTTATAAGATTTTCATCTCAAGAAAATATTAACGACTACGCACCAACAGCAACCAATAGTGCTGGTACACAAAGACTGGCCGACGGATCAAGGATCATAGGAGCTGAGCTTGGTAGAAATGCAATTTATATTTGGTCTGATACAGCTTTATTTACCATGCGTTTTGTAGGTCAACCTTTTACATTTGCTTTTGAACAAGTTGGAACTAACTGTGGATTGATTGGTATGAATGCAGCCGTAGAAGTTGATGGTGCTGCTTATTGGATGTCTGATAATGGTTTTTTTAGATACACAGGTAAGCTAGAATCTATGGACTGTTTGGTTGAAGACTATGTTTATAACAATTTAAATACAACATCTAATCAAATGGTTTATGCAGGTATTAACAATTTGTTTGGAGAAGTTACATGGTTTTATCCAGAATCTGGATCTAATGTTAACACACAATCAGTTACATATAGTTATTTAGACTCAACTGCTAAACGACCTATATGGTTTGTAAATGCAAGTAGTTTATTTATTAGAACTACATGGCAAGATTCTTCGGTATTTGGTTTACCTCATGGAACTCAATACGATGCAGGCACTGATACATCTTTTGATGTAACGGGAAACACAGACGGAATTTCATATTACTATGAACATGAAACAGGAGTTAATCAAGTAAGACTAGGGGTAACGACAGCTATACCAGCTAATATTACCTCTGGTGACTATGACATTACACAAAAAGTTGTTAGAGGAGCTGCGACTAATTTAGGTGACCTTAGAGGTGATGGTGAAAATATTATGAGAGTTAGTAGAATTATACCTGATTTTATATCTCAACAAGGAACCTCTATTGTTCAATTAGATTTAAGAAATTATCCTAATGATGCTTCAGCTAGCTCATCACTTGGACCTTTTAATATTACATCTGGCACTACAAAAGTAGATACACGAGCTAGAGCAAGAGCTATAGCCCTTACAATATCTAACACTGCAGTAGATACTAGTTGGAAATTAGGAACTTTTAGATTAGATATACATGCTGGAGGAAGACGGTAATGGCTATAGATAAAAAAATGAATTATGAAATACAAGGTGGTGTAAAAAATTACAGACCTTCAAAAATGGTGACTGTACCAAAAATTGCTAAATCATCACCAGATACACCTACAGCTAAGTTAGCTTATATTACACCTGAAGAAGAAAAAATACTTATAGATTTAAACTTATACGGATCATTAAAAGGTAAACCAAACAGAGGACCTGGAGGCATACCTTCTTTAGAAGGAGACTTTGGTGGATCAGGAGGATTTGGTGGTTTTCAAGGTGGTGGAGATTATAGTTCTGCAGAAACTGGTAATTTTTCTGGATTCGATGGAACAGGAAGTGGTCCAGAATTACCTCCAGGAGTAGATCGAAAACCAAGTCAAGAAGCACAAAATATAAGAAGTGCAGCAATTGCAGCAGGTGCAGGTCAAAGAGTCAACCCAGGTTTTTTTGATAGTAGAAATACTGTAAGTCCTGCTGAATTAGCAAGAGCAAAAGCATTTGCACCACAAGCGTATAAAACTAATCGTAGTAGGGGTGTTATGGATTTTATTACAGGTGGTGGAATAATGGGTGGATTAATTAGAGGTCTTGGACAAAAATTTGGTTTAGGAAAAACATATGATCAACCAACTTATGATATGTCTGGTTATAGTAGTTTAGGTTTAGGTGGATCAAATCAACCAGGTTTTGGTGTACCTAATTTTGAAAGTGGTGATGGTGACTATGACATGTTAGGAAATAAAATTAATGAAATTACAGGTGAAATAATTTCTCCTACTGGAGCAAGTCTTGGTTTCTTGGAAGGTTATCCTGGTCAAAAAACAGGTATAGAAACTATTGTACCAGTTACAGGTGGAAGCTCTGATTATACTAAATTAGTAGAACAATTTCTTCCAAAAAGCACTATGCCAGAAGACGATGAATTATTAGGTAGTTTTACATCAAGATATTTATCAAACCGTACAAAAGAAGAAAAAAAAGCAATTGAAGATATGATTAATGAAAAATTTAAATACGACTATGATAGTTTTGGTTTAGG